CTACTTTTACGTTTGGATCGGCATGGATGGTTGCCAACGCATTGCGCTGTTGCATACCGCGCTGATACTCTTGCATCTTCAGCGCATTCATTTGCGAGGCTTCTTGCGCCCCACGCAGTTGCGCAATAGCAGCCATTTGGTTTACTGGCGATTCGATTTGAATCGGCCGAAACCCCATTGCAATAGACGGATCAATCTGTGCCATAGTCGTCTCTTATCTTGAGTAATACGAGCTGCTTGCGTTGTTTACTGGAGCGGTAGAAACCGCTGGTTGCGGAAACATGCGATTCATCAGTTGCTGGTTCTGGTAATAGTTCAACCCTTGGCCTAGTGCATTAGATATAGCATTTGCGCCGCCTATGTAAGCGGACGCGCGCGCGTTACCGGCGCCGATAAGGTTGGAGCCAATATTTTGGCCTAGTTGGCCCGCTGCGCCAGTCAACGTGTTTGCCGACGATTGGCTCATGCCCGCCAAAGACTGCAAGGGGTTTAGCCGGGCGGCGCGTTCGGCTTGATAGCGGTTAAAGGCGTTAGTAAATTCTTGCGACCCCATCTCTTGGCCGTATTCCGTAATGCCGCGCAGTTGCGCACCGCTTAGCAGCCCGCCTCGGGCGGCGGCCGAGCGGTCGAGGGCTTTTAAACCTTCTTTTAGCCGAAACGCATAGCCTGGGTCGGCTTGGAACTTAGCCATCGTAAATGGCTCATACTTAGACGCAGCGACTAGCTCGGGCAGCGCGTTAACGCCTGCTTGGCGAAACGGCTCTTGCAGCTCTACCTGCCGCTCAAACATGCGTTCCTGCGCAGCAGTGCTTTCCGCTGCTGCGCGTTCTTGCGATTTAGCTGCGCTTTTAGAGGCGCTCGCGCCAATTACGGCGCCCCCTACAATTGCGGCTGCTGTCCATCCGGCCATGACAATTCCTTCACACTTTCAGTTTCATTTTTAAGCGCCAGCCGTTTACGGGCGTCACCTAGCCCACAGTCTGGCACTACGTACAAACGCTCTTCAAGTACGTCTAAATCTTGGCAGTCATCTGGATTGTCATAGATATCTACCCAAACAACTTCATCGTCAAACACACGCCCCGCGCGTTGTTCACCTGCTTTTGCATCAAACTCAACTGGCGCTGTTAGCACAACTACTTCTGTCTCACGGTTTACCGCAATCGTGCCTTTTTCCAGCCGCACGCGATAACCTGTTTTATGCGCGGCCCCGGTCAATACTGTCCAAGGCGGCACGGTAATTTTACGTTCGTACACGCCGGGCAAAAATGTGTGCGTGGTCACAATACCGGCCTGCGGCATTTCTAACAGCACATCTTGCAACGCAACAACTTTTTCACGCATGACTTCTGCGGTAACTACCGCAGTGCCATCCGCGTCAAAAAGTTCAATCGCGCCCATACTTTACGTCACTTCGCGGCCAGATGCCCGAATATTAATAGCACTTGCAGTCCCCGCGATAGTAGAGATAAAGCCGCTTGGCAGCAAGACTTGCCCGACAATTTCAGGGAACGTGTACACCTCAGACGGCTGCAATGTTTTCGTTTTGGTAATCAAGTTTGCGTTGCCTGCCGACCCTCCGCTTGTTACCAAGTTGACACTAATGGTAGCCGCGCTGGCGCTGTAGTTGGTCGCCGTAAACTTGTCGATGATGGTCGTCACGCCAGCAGCCGTGTACTGCGTAGTCTGGGTATTCTCCGCCGTCTTGGCGGGTATAAGAACGGTAACAGTGACGGTCATGCTGAAACTCCTTGAAGCGTTGGTTTAGACACTAAATCCACCGTAACAATAGCGGACGGTGCGGCAGGTCGAACCGGCCCCGTTTGCGCGGCTATGTACTCAATTGTAGTAGAGGTGTCGGTAGTTGCCCACATCAACTCAATGTACTCATCAGCCGCTAACTCAACAAACAGGTTTAGCGCGCCAATTAAATGCCCATCTATGCTGCCGTGCCTGTTGGGTACAGAAAACTGGCTGTTGGTATCCGCTACGTTCGTGCCGTTTTTACGCATCCAAATATCTGTGTCATGGATATTAGAGCTGGTATTTACAAACTGAACACTAAATTGCACGTTATAAACGCCTGCAATTTCCGCTTTTAGCTTGGATTTGCAAGTGCCCGTAATAGTAGTAGACGCCACTGTCTGAGACGCGCTGACAACATAATTTCCCGTGCTGCCGTCCGTGCCCGTGGTTTGTGAAACTATGTACGTTCCAGCGGTCACACCTGTACCCGTAATCACCATGCCTGGGTAGATCGGCCCCGACGCAATAGCTGTTACCGTCATGGTCGTACTAGCTGGCCCGATAGATGCCGTAAACACGGCAGTTCTATCTTCTAACGTGACGTTTTTACTGTACGCCGTAGTGTCGTACACAATAGGGTACGCCGTAGTGCTAGAGCCGTCGGGTTGGTTGGCGGTGCTGTAAAAAGCCCCGTACACCAATTGTAAAACTTGAGGCGTGGGAAAAGGCGCTGACAACAAGGCGTCGACTTGCTTTTGCATCTCTGCAATTTGTTCGACCGCTGACTCTTCAGTCGGTTGTGTTTTAACTCCGTCAAGCTCAAGACTAATGGTCGTAAAACTCTCTTGGTTTGGCGGCGGCCCTATCTGAAGATCAACCAATGAGGTCTGGTTAGTGCCGCTGCCCGTCAACGTGAAAAGGTTAAGAAAGAACCTGTACCATTCCCGCGAAATTAGCCCCGTACGCTCGTCAATAAGCGGTACGCGGGGCGGCGTAATGTTGGTGGCATTGATTGGGCTAGTCATGGGCTGCGCTAGGCGTTGGTCGGGCTAAGCAATAGCTCAGCGCCCATGATCGCGGTCTTGACCGGGTCGGTCATCGACAGCTCGTACACCCGGTCGCGCAGCTTTAACGTCATGCCCAGCCGACGCCAGAACACGCGGCGGTAATATTCGCCAATCTTTCCAATCTTAGCGGTATGGTAGTTAGACCAAGTGTGACCGCCATCGTCCGACCAGCGCAACATGACTTCGGGGTCGCTGCCTTGGCCGACGTTTAGCCCCACACCCGACTCCACGTCAAGCTGCAAACTGTGGTGCGCGGTACGTTTCAGATTGTTCTGGCCGGTGGGCAGTGCCCGCCATGACCGCAGCCACTTTTGGATCTGACCGTTGTCGCTGTAGTCGTCTAAGTCAAACGCGTAAATATTGCCGTTTTCAAAATCGCCCACAATAACTTCGCTGTTAAACGCCATCTGGCAGTTGCTGCGGTGCCGCGTGAACGACCCATTAGACCAACCAGCGCGTTCATGCCAAGCTTGCGTGGCCGCATCGTAAACCCAAGTTGTGTTGGCGGTAGGGAAGATCAGCACATAAAAGCTATGCCCGTCCTGCTGGTAGGTGTAGCCAATCGCATCAGACAGGTTGCCGTACTGCTGGATCTGCCATTCGATGGCGTGGGTAGACACACGCACGCCCGTGTAACCGTTGGCGCGGTACACAATGCCCCGCCCACGGGCGTCAGCACCCAGCCAAAAAATACTGTTGTCAAGCTTTGCAACCGAGTAAGGTGCGACGCAACCAATTTCGTTAAACGCACCTTGGATACGCTGCAGCGGGAACGCCACGTTGCCCGCGTCGTACCAAACCTCAACAGAGTTAGTGCCAAACAGCCAAGCCTCGCGGTGATCGACAATCAACGCTACTAAGCCATCGGGCGAACCCTCGGCGCTGGCAAAGTCCAACGGGTCAACGGACAAACCGTCAAGCAGGCTAGTTACCCAGACCTTTTGGCTATTAGGCTCGTTAAAAACAAAATAGCCGTCTAGAAAGCCAACAGTTACCGCACCCGGAAAGTCGGGGTCGGTGATCTGTTGAAACGCGTTAGTGGTGGCGTTGTAGATGTAGCTGGGGCCGTTAGCAGCAACAAATAGCTGCGTGCCGTTGTCAGCCATAGACACGGGGCCAGTGCCAGCTATTGTGCCTAACAACGTGCTGGCGTAATTGCTATCAATTTTGTATAGGCTGTTGCCCGACACCGCGTAGCCGTAGCCGCCGTACGACCACAGCCCACGAATCGGCCCAAACCCTACTGTTGCTAACAGCCGCAAGCCTGGCGCGCGCAGTAGAAAAGCAGGTTCTTTACCGCCTTCCGGGACGATCTCCGGAAACAAATTGACCATCCGCGCGTCTGCAGCATTGACGCTGCGGGCAACATAAGTTGATCCAAGGATAGGCGTCTTCACGGCTTAATAGTTACCTGCGTAGATGTTAAACCGCTGACGAGTCGCAACCAACGAGTAAGGCATTGACATGATGTCGTCAGGATTGTTGATCCGTTTCAGGTTGCGCTTAGACGTCATTGCAATCCGAACAACTTGCGGCGACGGCTCAACGCCAAACTCTGGCGCAAACTCCATAGCCAAGTTGTACACAAACGCGCGCAGGTAACCCGGCGGGAAATGTAACTGCGTAGCAAGATTAGCCGGTTGGGTCAGCTGCTGCACCGACACAAAGTGCCACTCCAAAACACGCGTTGGCTTGGGGTAGATCGTCATGGTGATGTCTGGAAACGTGTTGTTCACAAACATAACCTGCGGGTAGGTGCTGGTCACCGTCTTAACCGCAATCCCGTTGTATTGCTGCTGGTTGATTAGCTTAATGCCGTACGAGACATTTGTCTGCGGGTCACGGAAATACGTTGCGTCGTCAATCAAAACCGGACGATTACCGACGAAGTCGCCGGTTGGCCCCAACGTGCGTGTGATCTCGTTGGGCGGCCACAAAAACACTTGGTCTTCGGTACAAAACACGGCCAGACGCTCCGTGTTCCATGAGTCGATCATTTGATTTAAAGCGGTCAAACCATCTTGCATTACCGAAGCTGAAGACGTCTCGCCTTCGGCCAACACACCCAACAACCGCAACGCTCTGTTGATTTGATCGCCAGCAGTAGTGGCCATGCCTGCTCCTTTAAGATGCTGCGCCTACAGAAGGTCGACCGCGACGACGTTTAACCTCTAGCTCATTGGTGGGCGCCGCTACTTCAGGCGCCGCTACTTCAGGCGCTTCTATCTCAGGCACTGAAGGCGTGTCAGGGTCGTATCGCTGCCAACCGTTTTGTTCATCAGACTCAGCTTCCATTTCCATGGTGGCAATTTTGAAGCCGTGAACCGGGTGCTGTAAGTAGATAATAGGCATAGGGTAGGCGGGGCCGAAGCCCCGTTTAGTTAAGCAACACTAAAGTTCAAACGGTAAACCGGAAACGTCACCGAGTTAGCTAGCGTACCGGTGGCGGCTGCGCGAATACGCAGACGATCACCAGCGGCTACTACCAAGTTAGCTGCCGTGCCGTTTAGCGTCAGGGTGCGAGCTGCGTTAGCAGTTAGCGCCGTGCCGCCGGTAGACTTGGTCGTGTTGGCGTCAGTTGCAGCAAGCATAGCCGCTGTACCGGAACCGCTAGTTCCAAGGTTGGTGATGGAAAAAGTAACGTAGTCCGTGTTACTGGCCGCTAGCGCGTCTACACCCGAAAAAACAGCGGACGTCAACGTGCCAGCAGCAGGCGCGATGATAAAAACATCACTGTTACCGGTTGTCGCAATCGTTGCGCCCTGCTGCGAAGCAGTTTGACCGCTCGGAATGTTAGACAACACTTTCGTGGTGCTATCGATAGTTGCGCCCGTAATGGTAGTGCCAGAAGTTAGTTCAGGGTCGCTAAACGCAACCCCCACAGCTTTGGTGTTAGGCATGATCTATCCTTTAAAAAACGGGGGCCGAAGCCCCCGAGGCATTAGGCAGTACGGTACAAAGTCCAGGTTGTGTCGCTGGTTTTACGCGCAACAAACGAAGCCGAAGTTTCGTTATTGATCGTCAAAGAACCAACAATCGTCCAACCCGTACCAGTACCTGCGGCCATCGTAATGTCGCCGGTAGTTGTACCAATGTTAATGATAGTCCAGTTAAAAGTGCTGCCAACTTTAGCGCTAGACACCAGATCGTTAACGCCTGTGGTAGCGCCCGACGTTACCACGATAGGCATCGTGTAGGTAGTGCCAGTCGTACCGGGGTTAGCAATCAAAATGCCGCCGGTTACTTCGGCAGCGGTAAGGGTGACAGTAGAAGTGCCAGTCTCCGTAAGCGGAGCGGGCAAATAGCCCATGACTGGTTCGTTAAGGTTGCCATCGCCGAGCTGATAGCCGCCTGCGCCGTTAGGAAGTGCCATGATAATTTCCTTTCAAATAAAGTCGTCAATGGGGGCCGAAGCCCCCACCAGTGCTTAGCCCCAGATGCGGCAAGCCATTTGCGGACGGATGGTGCTAAAGCCGTACAGAACGTCAATACGGCAAGGCAGACGGTCGTTGTTGATGTCGTACTGACGAACAATACGCATCGAGATACCGTTGTGGACTTGGCGAGAAGCCATATCCACGCCTTGAGGCATCAACAGATCGGCGGTAGCAAAAGTGATCGCGTCCTTGTGGTAGACCAAGTTTTGAGCATACTGGCCAGTTGCGTTACCCAGCATGGTGACGGCCGCACTTGCCGCAGGCAACGAAGTAACGGTTGCCAGTGCTTGGGTTGCTGAGAACAGCGCAGGGCTGATCGACAGGGTTGCTGTGGAGCTACCAGTTGCAGCGGCAGTTACGGTGAACTGCTGCAGCGAGCCGGTGGACTCACGAGTTTGTGGGTTAACTGCAAACACGCCAGCGATGGTGAACACGTCGCCCACGTTCCAAGTCTTCGACGAGCCGGTAAAGCTAATCGGCAGAGTCGACTGACCTTCGGTGGTGACAGTCGAGGTCACGGTGATGCCGGTGCCCCAGTCGCCGTTGGTGTGCTGCTTGATCGACTGCGACATGTTGACTTCGTCGAAGCCCAGCACGCCCATGCCCATCATGCCGTTCTTAAACTGGCGGCTGATGGTGTCGGTCGGGTTGAACAGACCTTTCATGCCTTCGACCAGACCAGCGTTAGCGGCTGGGTTGACGGTGGCATACCGTGGCGACATCACAGCAGCGTTTTCGTTCAGCTTCTGCTGAGCTTGCAGCAGAACGAGCGAAGTCGATGGAGTACTGCCTGGGGTGCCAACCGAGTTGAACACGTTTTTGTACGCATTTGCAACGTCAGCGTCAATGGAAGACGCAAGCTGCGAAATACGAGGCTTTAGAACACGCTCTGCAAAGTCATCCAACTGCATGGTGAGTTCGGCAGAGGTAAAGTTCACGCCGATGTGCTTCTGCGAAGCAACGGTCAAAGTGGTGAACTGTTCGTTGTCGTCCTGAACTTGCAGGGCGGCACCGTCGGTTACCAACGCGCGATCTGGTAAACGGATACGCAGGGTGGAACCAATTTTTGCGCCTTCAACGGCGAAAGAATCGTCGTATTGACGATTGACGTTACGAGTGATCACCAGGTTGTTCTCGAGGATCTCGAGCGCTTTGCGGGTGATCATGTCGATAGTAAGAATCGAGTTTGCCATGATAGTCCTTAAAAAAATTAGCGGTTACGTTGAGCTTCCAACTTCCGAATCTGACGCTGGCGCTCCGCTTCGATCCATTCTGACGTCGACATGTTCTTGATAGAACGTGGGTCGGTCGTATCGTAAGCCGGTGCTCCAGTGCCACGGCCACTAATGGGCGCGATCGGCGGTGGGGCGCTTGTCGTTTTCTTGACCGGCGGATTGTCGCTTAACTTAGCTTCAATCTTGCCAATCTCTTTGGCTTGCATATACGGCGACAGACGAGAAATACGATCAGCTTCTTTCGGGTTGGTGCCAAGGTAATACGCTAAGTCTGGCCCAACATCCGACGCTTGGATTGTCTCAGCCATCACGGTCGTGATCGGTAGGTTCGGGTTGTACGCGACTTGTTCAAAGTCTTCGTACTTGCCTCTAGCCTCTTCCTCACGGTCGTGGTAAGCCTCGAGCGTTTCCATGCGCGCGCGATCAGCTTCTCGCTTAGCAAGCAACTCTTCTGCCTTTTGAGCAGCCAACGCTTCCGCGTACTGATCAACCGACTCAAATTGCTCTAACGAAGGAGCTGGCGCGGGCGGTGCAGTCTCCTGCTGTCGCCGAGCTTGTTCTCTTTCCCACTTACGCTGTTCTCTTGCAAGCCGCTTGCCAATCGCAGCGTCCAACTCTTCTTGTGTGAAGGTCTTGGCCGATTTTGGCTCTTCAGTTTCCGGCGCTGTTACTTCGGGTTCCGGTACTGCCGTTAGTTCCGGTTCCGGCGCGGGCACTGCCGCTAGTTCATTTTGTTGCTCTTCTGACATTGTCGATTCCTGAAGAATCCCCGGTCTACTGGGCCGGTACAGTGGTTAATACTACATTAAGAATTCTGTATGTCAAACACCTAGGTTACCGGCGGCAACAAAAGTATTGGCCACGGGGGTGATTAGCGAAATAACCGCGTACTGGCCCATCGTGCTAAACAGGCTGGAGTAGCTGACCAGCGTCTGCCCGCCAGCGGCTATGGTTACCTTACCCGCGCCGCCTTGGATAATGGTGCAGTTAAAGCCAACGCCCAAACCGGCCGCGCAAGTGATAGTTACCGCAGACCCGCTAGTGCAATAAATGACTTTCTGGTTGTCCGCTGCGCTCAGAGTGCGTGTGGTGCCCGTTTCGGTGACGATGTTGGCTGCCAACTGCGCCGCAATCATTTCGCTTACGGTCACTTTTTTAGTCGTGCTAGATTGCACGATTGGCAACACCTCAGTGCCCGCTAGCGGAGTAGTAACAGGCGTTAGTTGCGAAATTTTTAAGTCGGCCATGTCAAATCCTTAGATGGTTAGTCCTGATACAAACCCCGCAGCCCCACCCAGTAAGGTAGCCACGGCATCCCATAAGTCAGGCGTATGCTTATCGCGGTTCATGTAATCGTACACTTCCTTGCCCACAGCAGCGACAGTTACCGCAATCATGCCCACGACAGGGCTGACAAAGTGTGCGGCAGCGTAAATAAGGACGCCGACGATAAAGTGCAGCGCTTTGTCGTGAGGCAATTTATTTAGCGGGTTCATTTACGCGCCTTTGCCACGGCAAACGGGGCGGTGACGGCGGTTAGTCGTAAAATTTTTAAGTCGGCCATAGTCAGTTTGTATACGTTTTGGGTCGGGTGCAAGATTGGTTAATCATTCGATGCTGTATGCGTAATTTTCGGTGCCAGCAAATGAGCCGGTTGATGGTGTAATTGTAAAATCTACACCGACAGTAACAGCGGACACAAAAACAGGTTTTGCTGCGCCCGCTGCGTTAGTGCCCCAAACAGTAATTCGAGAAACTGATTGCGCGCTGGTGTTGGAAACCGTGTGCGTTGCGCCAGCACCAGCGGTGAAAGACGAGCCGCTAAGTACACCAGTACCGATTTTGTTTAATCTGCGGGTGTAAACGGGCGTGGATGTGTCAAGAATTCCATTGGTTTTATTTCCAGATACATCATTGTTGACAACTGTATTGCTTGACCCGCCAACCATTTGAATGCCGGTAGTCTGAGTACCGCTAACACCTGCGCTGTCGTAGCAACGGTTGTTGGAAATAATACAACCTGTCGCGCTTTGCAGGAAAATTCCCGCATTTGCGGCGCTTGTCACGCAGTTGTCAAAACATGTGTTCTCGGACACTATTGCGTTCAGCGCGGTTGCGCCAATATAAATACCAGACGAATATGCGCCCGACACTGTGTTGCCAATTACCTTGTGACCTGTACCACCATCAAGAGTAATTCCCACCGCGCCTACGCCAGAACCACCATTAATAGTATTGCCCATAATTGTGCAATAGCTGGCTTGAGTGCGAACACGGATGTTATTTCGCACATTGTCATGAACTTGATTGCCAATAACAGAAACTCGCGCAGAATTTTCTACATAAATTCCGTCTAGCGTATTTAAACGGCAAATGTTGCCTATAACTTTTGCGTCAGACCCATCTGCGCTACTGGTTTCGCCAATTGCAATGCCTGCGCCGGTGTTCGAATAACTTAAATTTCCAATGACTCGGGCACGCAAACATGAAGCGTTTAATCCGCTAAAGTTGCCCGCCGATCCGTTGTTATACGTCTGGTTGCCTTCAAACTCAGCATTTTCGCAATCTTTACCAGAAATGCCAGAGCCGGCGTTGTCATAGCAAATATTACGGACAAACTTATTTCTCGCTCCGTTTCGATAATAAATAAACGTGCGGTCGTTGTCGTATCCGATGTTGTCTTGCACTAGCACGTCGGAGCAGTCATAAACATAAATGCCCGCGCCGGTTTCGTTGTTGATTGTTTCCACAACTGTGCAACCTGTAATTTCAGAGTTGCCAGTTACGTTAATGAAACTAATACCTGAAAATCTGTCCGCAGGATTTACCGGAGAAAACCCATCAGCTACAGCGTTACCATTGACAAAAAGATCACGCACTTTAATGTTGACGTTGCCGCCGACCTGATTGCTGTTTTGAAACATATCAAAAGCGCCAGATCCTGTTTTGCGTTTTACAGTTGCAGTTTGACCTAAAATTAACCGATTTGACGGAATAGTAACTGTAGACGTTAAAAGATACGTTCCGGAAGAAAACAATACGACAGAAGACGAATTAATAGCCGCTTGAATTGCGGAAGTGCTATCAGTTGTGCCGGTAGAATCAGCACCATAATCAAGAGGATTTGCCGGAGTTCCGACAATCATGCTGTACGTTACTTTGGTAAGCGACATTTTTAACCCTCAATTAGTGAATGCTTGAAGCTCTGCGTTTAAAAGTCGCAAAGGGAAAAAAGAAATTTTGCGTATTAAGGACGCGCCAAATACGCCGCTAAAAGAAGCACCAATTCTAAATGTAGAAACTGTTGGTATAGCGCAAGAATTATCGCCCGCTCCAAGAGTTGCATTTGCGCTTAGCTGAATATCGTTTGTTTTGTAAGCAAAACCGCTATTTTGAATTGACGCGCCGCCATAAGACACCGAAAAATCAGCTTGAGAAACTGACGAGACAGTACTTATGCACCTAAAAGATGTTGAGGTGGTGATTACAGTAAGTCGATCCCCTTCACCTCCGGCATCGGCTTGCCATACACGAGTTGCGCCGCTCGCGCCCGTCCCCAAAAATATGCCTTGAGTAATAAAAGTACCTTCAGATTGGTTATACCAATCGCTGAAGTTCGTCCCCGTCATCGTTGCCACATCGGCGTTGCGGGTGACTTGGGATGCGACTGTCGGGATGTAGCTGGTGGCAAAAGCTCCGGCTTCTAATTGAGCGCCCCACACTGTTGCCAACCCTGTTGCTGAAGTTGATATTGAAGTCCCGTTGCTAGATATCGCCGGGTATAAAACAACTCTACACTGCGTGTTGGATGCCGAATCTTGGAAGTTAACTTGCAAACGCCAGTAGTTACCATAATCGACAACTGTAATGACTTGGGTGTTTATGTTGCTTGACGAATCAAACACAGCCGTACCAGCGGTGGTATTTAAGATGGCGTATGCAGCCCTAGTTGCTACGCCAGTTAAAGCAATTCCTATGGCTGGGTAGTTTGTTATAACCCCGCTAGTCTTTTTGAAAAAAACTGATGCTGCATACGCAGCATTTGCAGTTATTGTTTGTACTGCTTGTCTTGACGCAGATTGAAATGCAGCGGCGCTAGTGTCGTTAAGTAAAAACGCCGTGTTAGTTCCGTCTGGCGCTAATTCAGTTGAACTATTAATAGTTGCGTTTGTTGTCCATACAGCGTTGCTATAGTCAGAAGAATATGTCAACAAATTTGTTCGCGATTCTTCAATTAACAACCCACGGCACACAAGCGTCACGGGGTTAAAATCAAAACGCGGTAAGTCAGCATTAATTCCAACAATTAAACCACTTGAGTTAATAACTGTTGCTGTGTTTCCCGACCTAGTAAATGTAACCCGCGAATCAAGGCTTGCTGTAGTAAAATCAAGTGCTAATTTAGGTAGCACTCGTTCTGTGGCAGTTAACGCATAAGATGGTGTAATCATTACGCCGCCTGATAAGTAATTGTCAAATACAGTGAGGTATTGTTGTTAACTTGTCCAGCATCTATTTGAGACAATGCAACGTTATCTCCAGATTCCCAAATAAATATGTCCAAATCATTAGTCTGCATATAACAATGTGTTTGTGTATATCCAGCATCAAAATTCAAACTGCCAGACATACATAGGCCAACTGCGGTGTAACTTGTTAAAGTTACTGGAGTTAAAACGGATGGAACCCCGGTAATTCGCAAATTACCTGCGGCAGTACCGTCTTTAGCAGAAAGCACAATTGTGGCAAACAATGTAACCATATTGCCAACACGAAGATATCGGCCAACTTGAGTTGTGTAAGTTTGCGTACCAGGGGTTGTGGTAAATGAAACCACTGGAGTCCAAGACCCCATTTCGGTAAAACCACGGCCTACGTTAGCGGCAAGTGGGCCAAAAAAATCAGTCCCTGTAATAGACGCATGGTTTACTGAATTGCCTGTATTTTCTACGCTTGCACCTGAATCAGCAGCAGAATAGATGTACAAACCAAAAGTTTGAGTTGGAACAGTTTGATCGTCATAACATTGGTTTTCAGCTAGCCTGTTTTGCGTTGCATAAGCGTACAGAGCAATGCCGCCGCGAGTAGCAAGTGTGATACCGGCCTGATTATTATTACGCGCAATGTTACCTACGATTGAACTGTTTTTAGTCTGTTGGAATTGAAAGCCAACCAAATCGCAGGTTTCAGCAATGTTTCCTTGGACAATCAAACCGTCGCACATTGCGGGATATGGCGCGCTCGCATTATCAATACGAAAACCATACCCACAACTTCTAGCAGTGTTTCCGATAAATTGTGTGCGGCTTTGCGGGACATGAATGCGAAACCCCATGTTTCCGCAGTCTATAGCTATGTTGTTTGATATGCAGCTGCGCTCGTTATACGCGACCGCAAATCCAGAACCGAAATTGTTTCCATACGCTAAACAATTTGTGACCCGCAAATCATTACCGAGAACGTAAAACCCATCGTCAATAAACCAGTCATATGCGCGGCATGAATCCATAACTGCACCGCTGGCATCACCAAAATAAAATCCAGTTGCACTGTTGATACTTTCGCAATTGAAAACTAAGCCACCAGATAGAAACAAGATGCCTCTTGGACGACCAGGATTACCAGTTTGTGACCATGCTTGCGCCCGTAAAATTTTACAGTTTTTAACGGAGTTATTGGCTTTGTATAAAGATACGCCAGTTGGTGATTGAGTAACAACAATGCCACTCCAAGTATCTTGAGTAGATATATTATCTAAGATGCAATTTGCAATATAGCCAAGATATACACCACCAACACCCTTGTTTGCAGATGTAATTACAGTTGCATCGGATTGCTGAACGGTATTAATACCAACAATTGAAATATTGTCAATTTTGATTCCGGTATTGCCCGTAACAGAATTCCAATTTTCATTGTAAATAGCTGCTACACCGTAGGCGGAATTAGCCCCAGTCAAAGTAAGCGTGGCGTTGGCAAACCAAGTATTTGTTCTGGCTACCAATGACGCAGCAATAGCGTAGTTATCGCCGCCGCCGTCAAGCCAAACCCCGGGGGAAGCATCAATAGCAGCTTGAATTGCAGCCGTATCATCGGTCACCCCATCACCCACAGCGCCAAAGTCTTTGACGCTGACCGTTTGTGCCAATTTATCTTCAACATTTGTAGGCACCGAACCAACAAACGGTGGGTCATAAGACACTTGTGCAGCATCTACCGCGCCGCTGCTGTTTAGCTGTGAAGTGGTAAATTTAACGGACGCGCCAACGTGCAAACCAGACACAAAAGTTACCGTGTCGCTGTCAGTCTCCACATACGCATACAGGGCGCCTGGGCCGTACTGATTTACGCCATCCACAAACACCGACAGGCTGTTAGTGCCTGGCTGGTACTGCATGGTGGTTAGATTGAAAACCGTTTGTCCAGCAGTAGCAGTTTGAATCTCTTGTTCGTTGGTGAAATTAACGAAATTAGAGTTGATGCCGATGATGTTGTCGTAGGTGCCAATCAACACATCGTTGCTGTCGGTAATGACAAACTTGTATGCCAGCCCGTCAGTCAACCAGATTTCACCGCTTGGCACGCGGCCAGCAGAGTCAAGAATAATCGGGTTGGCGTGCGCAGTGCCACCAGATGCGCTGGTGTAAGTGGGTTGATTGGTGGTTGTACCGGCAGAATAGGTAAAAATCTTGCCGCCCGACAGGGGGTTGCCGTTGTTGTCGAAAAACTGACCGGCGACGCCGCCGACCGGGGAAAGATTGACGGCCATCTACGCTACTCCAAAAGAATTAAACCGTTGTCTTCTTGCACCAAAAAATCACCGTTTTCAGCAAGAAGATTGCTTTGTGCTTGCTCGCTATTGCGCCCGCCAAACAGCGAAATGATGCCGCCTAGCCCAATGGCTACAGCATTACGCACATCCGGGCCAAAGAAGCTCATTGCTTGTTAATCGGCTTGCAGTACGCCGTACCGTCAGTCGATCCAATACGCAGCACGCTAACTCGCCAAGGCGCGCCAGTTGAATTGATTGGCACAACAAAAGGAATCGGCGTGTAGGCTGGAATCGGTGTGCTGGCGTTGGTTGCCGTAGCCGCCACGCCCACTTCGACGTAGCAAGGCTGGTCGCACCACACAACCACACCTTGCGGGCCGGGCTGCCATGCTGTGGTATTGCCTGCGGTTGCGCCTGCGGTGGCGGTGTAGGCTGGATAATCAGCCTTGGTCATTGGATTAAGCAATTCCATAGTTATTCCTTACGCCAAAAATTTCAGTTTGTACAGAGTTGACAAATACAGCCCGACGATCTCATCGATGATGTTCTGCAGCGGGGTGTCCGACTTGTCGACCACCTTGTAGCGCATAGCCTCAATCTCTTCAAGTTGATCTTGCAAGAACTCGACGATGTTGCCGGGTTTCTTGGTCGACTGCAGCGAGATAGCGCCAATCAGTCCGTGACGGCCTTGGTAGGCTTCAGCGAACTTGTCTGCTAGGTCGACAATTCCGTTGTAAAACTTGCCTAACGCCTTGTGTTTAGCGTAGCTGCGGGTGTTCAGATGCACCGAATGGGCGACATCCCGGCCTAAAAACAAAATGCCTACGAAGTTTGCGCAGCTCATAGTCGTGGTTCCTCGGGCGGCATTTCTGCCATTTCAGGCGGCATCATACCCATTTCAGGCGGCATTTGTTGCATTTCTGGTGGCATTTGTTGCATTTCTGGTGGCATTTCCTGCATCGGCATCTCGCCTGGCAGCTCTAGGCCACCTTCGCTCATCGCCAAGTCGCCAGTAGTCATTACGTCGCGTAGCGTCTGCATGACGACGTCTTGCACCTGATCCGGCGTCATAGCGCCAGATACGGCAGACAGGCGCTGTGTCTCTGCTTGGTACGCCTTGATCTCGGCTTCGAAGTTCTTGCGCTCCAAGTCCTGCACCTCGATCGACTTGCCGACGTTCTGCAGCATCTGCTGGAGCTGATCCATCTCCTGCCCCATCGCTTGCATCTGCTGCTTGGCCATCTGCATCTCGGGCGAGTCGTCCGAACCGTCGCCCAGCACCTTCGGGTCGATGACGCGAGCAAACCGCTCGGCCATCTCCTGCGCGCCTGGCCAGTCCATGTTCTTGATAAACAGGTCGCCTGCGACTTGCCAGAGCTGCGGGTTGGATTGCAAGATCATGCCCATCGCGTCCAGTGCCTCCTGACGCTTGGTCATGTAGGACGGGCCTGTGGTTACCACGACGTCGTACTTACCGACGCTCGGGTTGTAAATCTTGTCAATCTCAATGCCCTGCTGGTTGACGATCTTCTTGACCGGCTCTTGTTGGGTAGGATCGAGCTTGACCATGTCGGTGTCGCCGTCCACACCAATGATGCGAGCAACCCGCTGGGTGTCGTAAATCTTTGGGATTATGTCAACAATTTGGCGGGTAACGTGCCGAATAGCCCGCGCCAAATTGTCCACGTAATGATAAGTGCCAGTATCAGACTGACGCTCCCGCGCCATAATTGCCTTGCCCGATCGCTCATTCGATGTCGCTCCCAGACTGGTGTCGTACTGCCCTGTGGTCGACTTGATGTCATCCGACGCGCCCATCTTGGCCTGAATCAGACCGGTCTGTGGCAGCGGTGGGGCTGCCCGTTGGGGCAACGGCAACACAGCGCCTGAACCGTCGGTGACGTCCGGGTTGACCTCCAGATACGGCCAGTTCTGCGTGTTGGCCGTCTTCCACTGCATCTCGTAGCCTTCAAACTGGCCACCGTAGCCGATAAACGGCGCTTTCGGTGCCAAAGCCAGCATTTCAGCTTCTTGGCTCGTCCAGTAGTTGTACATGCGCTGCGCATCTTTAGCGTTACGCACCAAACCAGAGACGTAAATCTTACCGTCGACCTCGAACTCGTTGCCAACCACGCGTACGACCGGAATCCACTTGCCGACCCAGTCACGCTCTTCCAGCATCTCGTAGCCGTTGGTCTTGCACCACTTGACCCGCTTGGCGTGTACCTGACGGGTGCGGATAGGCTTGATGCCCATCTGCTTCATCTGCTTGGCCTCGGGCGAACCTTCGAACGCCGTCATATTGCCGGGGTACAGGTTCAGCGTCGCGTTGTCGTACTCGACGTAGTAATACTCAGCAATCCGCACGGTATCCTGGTTGATCCAGACCGAGATTGACTGGTCACCAATGCCCTGCGCCTGTAGGGTTGTCAGCGGGCTGGCGTCTGGGAACAAGCGCTCGAATTCGGAACGCTGCAGGTCTTCGGTGATGAAGCACCACTTAGCATCCGCACCGCACGGGTCTTGGATGGTCGGATCCATGTAAACCGAAAACGAGTTGCGCACACGCGCAATCTTGATGTCTTGGTCGAACGTGTCGTCGTCGCAGTATTCCGTCAGGATGCGGATGTAACCTTCGCCGTAAGAAACTTGGTTTTCGCAAGCGGTGTCGTAGGCGACGTCGGCGTCCGAGATGTACTCGATGTGCCTGACCATGCCGTTGTAGATTTCGGCGACTTCCGGGTCGGCGTTGTCGTCAGCAGGAATAACTTTGCCGCTTGGACGGTTTTGTCTTTGATCATTCGTCACCTGCCGCACGTGTTGCGGCAGCTTGTTGATGGTCAGGCAAGGCCGCGCGTTGATCGTCTGGCCTTGCACTGCGCCACGGGTTGCCAGCACGTCGGCTGGCCACTGCCAATGGTTGTCGGGCGAACCGGCATAGAACCGCAGGTCGTCTAGCTCATCTTCCCGCGTCTCCGACATGGCAGATAGCGCCATTTGCAGGCGCTTTCGCATGGTCGACAGCACATCCTGTGTGTCTTTCTTGATGTCGTCCGGCGGCGGGTTTCCGCCTACATCCGCGACTTTTGCTGCCTTATTTATGCCGGTATAGTCCATTTACTTCATCTTTTTCGCTGGTTTGGCGGCTGCGCGCTTAGTAGCGTACGCGATCGCCACGGCCTGTTTGACCGGTTTGCCGCTTTTGACCTCGGCGCGGATGTTTTGCTTGAACGCCTTTTCGGATTTTGACTTAATCAGCGGCATTTTACTTCCCCTTTTTAGCCGTTTTCGCAGATTGCTTGAAATCTTTCGCGGTTGGGGCGCCGGGCGAGCCGGGTTTCCTCATCTTTTCGCCGGAACCGGCCTTGATGCGCTCACGTTTTGCGTGAATGTTTGCGTACAACCCTGGTTTCGTTGCCATAGTCAGCACTTCCATCGTTTAAGTGACGCTTTCGCGCGTTCGCCGTCCTTCGCCTTGGCGGCAACGGCTCCCATCCGGGCGCAGAACGACTTTTTACGCCCTTCATCCGCTTTTGTTTGCGGATTCGGTGCCGGTGCCTTTAAGTTCGAGCCCGTTGCTGCGTTGTACTTCGCTCGCCCCTTGGCGGTTAGCCCTGCACCCTTGCTGACCGGCAGCTTCTCGCCCCGGCCTACGCTCAATGACACGCCTTTTTTCGTTGCCATCTTAGTTCCCCATCCAGCCAGTTGCAACCGCTGTCTGCTGATACATGCGCGGGGCCGCTCGCGCTGCACGTTCTACGCCTGATTCACGGCTGGCTACCGGGAACGCGAACGTCACCGCTAGTGCATCCGCCGCGTCTGGTGAGGCCAGCCCGCGCGACTTCATCTCTTTCTTACCTTCCAGATAGATCGTCCCCGACGAGTCAGGCTTCTTCATCGGGCCTGTCAAGTCCGCCTTCAGTTGCCGATCGTTCGGGATGCTGGCCGTCTTCAGCCACTCCTTCATCGCGCCCCACATCTCGGCGCGCTTGTTACCCCACATGACCGGCTTGCTCGACTTCCAGCCGAAGTTCACTCCCCGCACCTTGTATCGCTGTTCTTTTAACCTGTCAAGTATGCCGTAGCCAAGACCACCTTCGTCGATGATTGTCAGTGCGGGTCGGTACTCTTCAATCGCATCAATCACCCGTCCGACGGTCGTCATGGTGTCCTCGCCGTGGTAGCGTTTGATCGCTACCAGGTCGCGTCCTTGTCGGACGACGATGACGGTTGCGTCCGCGCCGCCGCGAGCTGGGTCAACGCCGATAACAATTGGCGCCGTTTCGTCCTTGTAGCGTGGCCGATTGGCGGCGTCGTCGATAACACTCGCACCAATAAACTGATCTTCGCCAGCCGATGGAAATTCACCGTAGACTTCAACCCGAGCCTGCGGCGAATCTTCGCCATACTCCGCAATGATCTGCTCATATATCTGCTTGTCCGTATCTTCGACTGTGCGTGAGTCGATGTTCTCCGTCTGCCAAAAGTTGCGCTTGGCGTGGAAACATTCGTAGAAGTAGCCCTGATTACGCCGGGGGTTCGAAAACGCAAACCAATACCGGTCTAGGATCGGTTCGGTAAAGAAGCCCGCACCGACCGACCAGATGGCGTCCGGAATACCAGACGCCTCATCAAAGATCAGCATCATGCCGTCGTGGTTGTGCACACCGGCGTAGCTGTCTGGATTCTCTTCCGACCAGAGCTTGCCCTCAGCCGCCCAGTAGCGCGTACCTTTCTTCAAGTCACGCTCGACCAGCTCAGTTAGCCACTTGGCAGGCGTCAGCTTAGTTGCGCTGATCTCCCACCAGTGGTTGTTGATCACCATCGCTTGCCACTTAGTCAACTCACCCCAGGTCACTGAGCGGAGCTGCGCCTCACTGTTAGCGGACACGATTACGGACGAACCAATGCGGGTCGTCAGCATCCACAGCACCAACCAGCTGACTAGCGCCGACTTACCGATACCCCGACCAGACGCGACCGCAGTTCGCAACGCGTCCATGTCGACTTGACCTTTGTTGGTCTTGATGTGCGTGGCGATGCGTCGCAGTATCTTGCGCTGCCAGGTGCGCGGGCCTTTGAACTTGGCCAACGGCGTATTTTGTTGCCCCCACGGGAACGCGAACAGCACGAACGCCTCGGGGTCGTCGGCTATCTGTGGCGCCCATAGGCGCGCCATCAGTAGCTGTTCGCCCTCGGCGTCATAGATCGGCTGTTGTGCCATGCGTCAGTTTGGTGGGTAACGTGTGCGGTTGCTGTTCGGTAATCAGACCGTCGATTACGCGTTCTTGCGCTTGTTGCAGCGCCTGCGTGATGCTGATCCGGTTCGTGATGTCGACACTAATCTCTTGACGTGCTGTCCAGCCGTGGCTGTGCTGCAGGATAGCCAGCGCCGCCTTGCTGTCGCCAGCACGGGCTGCCTCACGCAAGTGCATGGACGCCTCCATCTCGGAGTCAGCGCGACCCTTCTGTTCGGCCATTGCAGCCACCGGATCCAACTCGCACAGCTGTCTGTATTCAGTAGGCAGCAATCCAGCCGCTAACGCCAGCGAGTCGCCCTTCAGACCTAAAGCAGCGGCGTCATAGATCGCCTGGAGACGCGCCTCTGTCGCCTCCACTTTGCGTGGGGTGAACGGGATGGATTTGAACATGGCTTGATGGTAACGGATTTTTTTAAAAAAATAAAAAATTTCGCGTAACACCTCCGTGGTCGTGACCGGCCAGGCGCGGGCCCCCACCCCCCACCCAAAAGTTAGTGAGCACTTACTTCACGCAGCCAGGTTAGTGAGCACTAACTTACAGTTGTCAGCCTGACAAGTTAGTGAGTACTTACTAACATCTGTGGGCGGTTTAGGCTGCCAACGCTAGGTGCGCAGATACTTGTAGCGTTATTATTTCTAACGTTATAAAATGTAACGCCTACTAACTTTGAAAGGAAACATTATGGCAACCAAGCAAACCATTCTAGAGGGCCGGTATCAGCACAAGGTAGACCTAGTGGATGACGTTAACGCGCTTGATTCGTTGACCGGTTCGCAGGTCTATTCAATCCTGCTTTGCGTAACCGATCTGTTACCTGCGCAAATCAAATTGGAGCAACGCAGTCCGAAGGGGCCGATAGACCTATCTGTGGATAACTTTCGCTTTAAGATCAATCAGCGGGCAAAAGTTAGCCAACGATATGAAATACGCCCGATTTGATTTGTAGGCAATGTTGGCGCTTTTTTTGCCAACTCAAGTTAGCCGACCCCTACAAACGCTACATTTTCTAACGCGGCTATTGTAGGGGCGTTACAAATAATAACGTTTTACCGATAATTTAACTTCTAACAGTCTAATAACAACATAGCCAACAAAAAGCCAAAAGCCTGACCCAGCCTCGCATCCCACGTTGGCAAACCACGCGCCCACAATAGCCAACAATCCGCCCAAACCGCCCACAAAACCGCAACGCAAACTAATGTAAAATAATCCTTTACACTTTTTATTTTTTCGCGTATAAAGATATCTGCAGCACAATGATTTACAGAGTAACTGACTATTTTTTAAGCAAGGGAGCAAAAAATGATTACTTTCGCTGAATATATGGCCTTCTTTGATCGTTGGATCAACTATCAATTCTCACGTGCCGAAGATGCGGCGCACGTCAACGAAATTCTGCAGGCAGTGGGCCGGATTGTTTCCGATCCTGATGAGTTAGCGTATTGGGCCGAGCGCGACAATTGGTCTATGTATCACTGCGCAAAAGAGGTTAGCCATGTTCAATAAAATTCTCGAAATCGTCGCGGCGCTGTTCATCGGCGCTTGGATGTACATCATGCTCGTTTTCATAATGTCAATGTGAGGAGCGCATCATGAGAGAAACTGAACTATTCGGGCACGAACAATTCGTATGCTATTGGCGCTGCGGTATTGACGATCACGTCACGGAAATTCACAGCGCCGATTTTTTCACTCAGGAAAACGGTTATTCGGCCGACGACATCGAAGCCCTTGCCAATATATTGATCGGCGAATCGGCGGATATCAGCGGCCCGACTCAGTCGCATTACGTCCTGCGCATTGTGTAATCAAACCCGCCGCCGGACGGCTTCCGGCTTTACTTTTGGGAGATTGTAAAAATGAAAACTACACACACTATCGACAATACCGAAGACCTCATTGATAGCCGCGACGTCATCGCGCGCATTGAAGAATTGCTTGACGAGATGCCGGATGATGACGCAGACGCGCGGCGGTGGGATGGGTGGGCGGAACTGCAGACGTTAGAAAAACTCGCCAAAGAGGCCGAATGCGCGCCTGACTGGTCTTATGGCGAGACGCTGATTCGCCGCTCTTACTTTGTCGACTATACCGAGCAATTGATCAATGACTGCTATGAACTACCTAAAGAAATGAACTCGGGCCAATGGCCCTACCGGCACATGACCATCGACTATGAAGCCGCCGCGCGTGAGTTAGAACATGACTACACGTCCGTCGATTTCGATGGTGTTGAATACTTGATCCGTTACGTCTAACCTCAGGAGACTAAGACCATGCAAACATTACACATTGACGGCACCACCTACCGCGTCAAGTTCGATCGCGATCCGCTCGAATTAGCGAAAGCGGCCCGTAAACCCTATAAAACCAAAAAGCCTAAAGATATACGCAAATTTCCGGTGTATACGGCCGGCGTCACGTCGACGGCCGAGTATATAAAGCGGTTCGATTCGCTTAACTGCCTACAGTCCGTCAAATACCACGGCGCGAGCGCCGTCACGGCCGCTCAGTATGATCCGTCAATTCCACTATTCGAGGTGCTCAATGATGAATAACGCACGCGACGACGCGCGCGCTGTCGCTGGCGCAAAAAATCGGCCCTATCCGCATTATTTGGAGCGCGTAGAGCTATTGCTTGACGACGTGATGTTCCGGCTATGGGTAGACTTCGAGCCCGCTGATCGGGCCGTGGGCGTCAATGCCACCGCTTGGATTGTGCACGCCCACGTGGGCGACAGCCCGGCGGATATCGCGGACTATTTGAACGATGCGACGATTAGCCGCTTAGAAGCGGAAGCGGCCGATTATCTATCCGGCGGTGACTGATGGCCGCGCTCATAGGATTGTTTCTTGCGGCACTTTTCGCAATCCTGCTAGGATTGTGACGCCGGGCGCTCCCCCCGGCGATCAGTGCCACTTTTGGCCCGGCTATACGCCGGGCTTTTTTTTACTTGACCAAGCGCACGGCCAATGGCGCTGGAGTTTCTTCGACCATGCGGCGCAGCTCCGACTTGCTCGCGTTGACCATATCCGGCGCGCAGAATATATGCTTCTTGGTGCTAAATTCCCGCGACGCTAAGCGGCCCATATCGACCCAGCCCGCCTCGCGCAGCGCGTGTAAGAGCGCCTGCTGGTATATCTTGGCATTTCCTGAGTTACCCTGCAGGCGATCGCATAACGCGTGGAACGGCCCGCCGATCACGCCCGCTGAGAACTCACCCAGACGGCGCTCCATCATATCGACCAAGTAGGACTCGCCTGCGCTGCGGCCTTGCTCGACCATGATGATTTTGGCCTCGGTAAGCGGTGGGGTTGCGCCCGGATTGAATCGACGCACGTCACGCTTATACAGCCAGTCAGCGGCCACGGCCAGCCCGCCCGCCTTATACCAGTCCCAAATGGCCACGGCCTCGGCCTCGGTCATCCTAGGCGCCTCGGAGTACGTCACGAACCATCGGCGATCGTCACCGGCCAGCGAGAGCGGCACGCGCTCATTCGAAAACGCAAGCACGAAAATACGGTTCAATGCTTGGTACGGGTGCAAGCCCTTGCGGTTAATCGACAGAAACTCCGGCGGCGCTGCGATGATCGGCTTAAGATGGTTCTCGAGCGCGCGGCGATCCTTCGCCTCGGACTGGCGCAGCTCTTCGAAGACCATTACCTCACTTTCCAACGCATAGCCCCACTGCGACGTGATTTCCTCGTTGCGCACTATCTTGACATTCGCCAGTGCCGCGCCACCGATACCCCATAGAAACGGTTGCCACATGGTGTCTTTGCCCGAACCTGGAAAGCCAATATGCAGCACGGCGTGATTGATCTTCTGATTCGGGTGTTGCAGCTTATACGCCATCACGTCGAGTACATGCTCACGCTCGACCGGGTCAGGCATCATCCGCTCGACGTGCGCAAGCCACGGCGCTGCGTCCCCGGCCACGGGTGTCGGGCGCTGGTTGATCCAGCGGTTGCCGTACACTTGGCCCTCACGCGACACCAACACGCTCTCGCCTGCGGCGTAGGTCACTCCGGTGACGGCGAGCGCCCCTTTGGCCTGTCGGTTCTCGTCAAAGCATACAGACGCCTCAATTCGGCGCTTGCCCGATTTCGTCGGGTGGATCGAATAGCAGGTGACGTGTCGAAAGAGTGCATTAAAAGTACCGCGCGCAACCTCGCGCCGATCCTGTAAATCGAAGTACGCGTCATCCTCCTGAATGTACGCAAAGCGCTCATACCATGCCTCCTTCGTTGTCCGATCCAGTTGTTTGCGCTCGACCTCAGCGATCACCTCGGCGCCCTTATCAGGAAACGCTTCGGTCGGCTGCAGTTTGGCAAGCGTCTGATCCATGACAGCCGCTAGCAGCTCGTCACGCAAGCCTGGCGCGTGTTTCGGGCCGCCCTGCGCGGCCACCCAGTCAAGAAACGTGTGCGAGTCGAACTCGAGGCAGTGCGAGTGCAGGCAGCAGTAGGCACGCATAGCCGGGTTGTAGCGGCCCTCAGGGTTGCCATCGGTGTGCTCGCCACTGTTCGGGCAGATGACGCCTGCCCACCCTTGCGGGTTCGGGCGCGAAAGTAGCAGCCCCTGCCCTGAGAGCCACGCCATCACGTCGTCGGCGCCGTCATCCGACAATCGGATCGGGCGCAGTGTCAGCGAGTCGGCAGGTGCTGGCGTCACGCCTAGCCCTGCGCAGAGCTCGGCCAGCGTGTACTCGCGCTCGGGATGAAACTCGACCAAACGGGCCGCGAAGCGGTTCTTGTTCGGCTTTAAGTTGATCGAGCCGGGTAATCGGAAGTTGCGCACAGGGTTGCAGGCGCCTGGATCGGTGTAGCCAGCATCAGCCACCGCGCGGATCGCTGCGGCGTACTCGCCCTTCGTCGGCTGCTCGGAAAAGGTGTAGCCCCACTGGTACGAGCCCTCAGACGTCTCGATGATCCACGTCGGTGGCACGGTCGGGGTGTTGGGCGCTTTCTCAGGATCACCCACGTCATCTAAGACCATCACGAGCACGTACTCGCAATTGGCAGCGGACGCGCTCACATGGCCGTTATCGAAACGGTCGATGATGAATGACGCCGTGTTGCCGTAGATGGCCCAATCAGGCTTGATGTTGTGGCTTGGCAGGTACGCAGGCCACGTGCACTTGATGGCGCCGTCGGCGTGAAACTGCAGCTCGCCAGCTTTGAGTTGTGGCTTCTGGCGCACAATCAGCGCCGTTTCGCCTTCGGGCGCTAATTTCTGATAGTATTCAATAAAATCCATTGCAGTCCTTGTAGTGAAAGAGCCACCCCGCCAGGTGGCTTTTTTGTTAACCTTTGCCGTAGCGGTTCATGACTGCTACTTCGGCATTCAATGGCAGACCAGCCGCCCAATCAGGCGGCGTGCACATCACTTGTTGCAGGGTATTGGGTGCATCGGGATTGGCCGTCTCCAGAACGATCTCATCATGTACGTGCAGCACTACATCATCCAGCTGGCGTAAAGCATGCCGTAGCAGATCGTTGGCGACTGCTTGCGTAATATTCTCACAGGCAAGCCCACGCCACAAGCGAGCACGCGGCCATTCCTTCGCATCAGCTGCCGGTTTCCACGCCGCCTTCACATAAGTGATCTCATCACCCTCGAACTTAGCAAATGGATAGCACAGCACACGGCCCGATGGCAGCGCGTACCAGAGATGCTGCTTGTCGTACAGGTACGTCACCCGCCCCGCTGAAAACTCACGCCCAGGGTTGCGCAGAGCGCGTGTGTACGCCTCTTCGAGCTTGGCCCAGTAGCGCACAGCCCATGCGTTTGCCCGCCGCCAAGCGTCAACAATCCGGCGAGCATCCGACTCCGGCATGATGACGCCGTAGTTGCGGCCCATCGCCGCGAACGCACCGACCGAGCCACCGAAACCAAGCGAGAGAATCGCAACCTTGCCAATCTGGCGCTGCTCCTTGTCGACGCTATCCTCGGCCACGCGGTAGATACCGGCGGCCTCACGCTTATAGATGTCGCGGCCATCGCGGAAAACCTGCAGCACGTCATCGGCCTGCGGGTCAGCGGACGCCCACGCGGTCACCCGTGCTTCAACGGCAGACCAGTCAGCGACAACGAATTGTTTACCGGGCGCAGGGATCAGTGCGGGCCGGAGCATTCCCTTGAGAACATCAGTAACGCATTTTCCAAATCTTGGGGTGATGCTGTGGCCTCTGACCATAGCGTGCCTAACAGCCTCGGGGTCATCTGCGCACTTGCGCGCGAAATTGTGAAATTGCGCCCCGTAACTTGATGCGCGTCCAGTGGCAGAGCCTCCAGCGAAGACAAAAGCACCTCGTACTCGGTGATCGTCTTCATCTGCCAAGCTCGCAAGTTTGCTGAACTTCGCAACCGCACTCGCCCATAAGTCACTTGCGCATTGAATGACGTCCGCAACATGGGTCGGAATCTCATCGGGGTTTTCCTCTGCAAAAGCCAGTAGATTGGCGCGTACCGCCTTATCGATACTGTACTTCTTTTCG